GCATTGACTGGTCACTGGTGAACTGATCACGAAAAGTAACGCTTCCGCTGCGTTCCCGCTGCTGCCCCTATTCACGAGCGGTATGATTCGGGCATCGGGGCGGAGGCGCCCCGCAACTCACGCCCGGCAACTGCCGGCTCAGCCATGACAGCCACGACAACACCAACACCAGCGCCGCAAGAGGCGCATGCCAGGTCGGTGCCTTTCACCGTGATCCATTCCGAACAGGAGGAGCGCTGCGCCAACGTTGACGTCCACTTCCAGTGCAGCGCTGGTTATGAGGAGCTCTGCAGCTCCAACGAACCCGACGAGATCGAGCGGCTGCACGACCTGTTCCAGGCCGGAGGCGTCGAGTACACGGTGACCTATTACAAGAAATCAGCCGTCTGCCACCCAAAGCCTTGTGGCAAGCTCCGCTGCCGACCTCAGCACGAATGGCCGCAGGAGGCCGTCTGATGCCTGCCTCAACGACACCAGCGCCCAAAATCAAGGAGCAGCCATGCGAATCGGTTTGATCCTCGCCCTGGCGGCCTGCTGGCTGCCCTACGGGCTGATTCACAACGGCCAGCGACAGGCAAATCCCAAGGCGGAAGCCGTTGTCACCACGGCGCTGCTGGGCCCCTCATGCAGTCCGCATCGCTGGCAGAACTGCCGATGAACAACCATCAAGTCATCATGATCCAATCATTTACCGTGCCGCTGGTGAACAAGCTCACCAGCCACCGCAAGACCGTTCAGATCGAGGCCAAGAGCCCGACGCATGCCATGGAGTCAGCACAGGAGCTGAACCCAGGCTGGGCGGCTGTCTGCCCTGTGCGGCGGCAGGAGGAGTGGAGCTGATGGGACAACGAGTGGCATACACCAGCGAGATCACAATCGAAGACACCGACAACCCTGGGGATCCCATCGTGCTCCAGCTGGCGCCGGAAGGTGACTACCTGTTCATCAAAGACTCGGACGGCAATGAGATCGCGGCTGACTACAACGACATCCTGGGGATCTACCAAGAAGGCATCGCAATGCTTCAGGCAGCAGAGGAGGCGCGGAAGGCGATGGCCAATTCTCAAGCGGAGAAAATGCCATGAATAAAAAACCTGTTGTCTACGTTACAGAGATTGCTGTTGAACGCCCTGGAATACCATCTGTAATCTTGATCCGGCTTGCGCCGGAGATGGACCACTTGATCATGCGGGAAGTAACCCGCGATGGTGAAACAGAAATCAAGGTTGGCCATGACGACGACATGCTGTCGGCTATCCCGGAAGCGGCCTTAATGTTTCTGGAAGCACATCAGGCAAAGAAAAGGTTGGCCAGCTTTCAACCGGAGTCGGTACCGTGATCGTTCGCCTTTCCCGCCTGCTGCCCCTACGACAGGCAGTCAAGGACCAAACGCTCCTCGACTATTTGGAGCTCGTCCACCTGACACCAACATCCGGCCGCGTTGGTGTCGTGCAGCTCTGCCAGCGGTGGAACTGCAGCCAGCCCAGCGTCAGCCGCCGGTTGAATGCAGTAGTCGCTGCAGGCCTGGCCGACATCACGCCGGGATGGGGCAACTACCAGGTGCACGCTATTCATCACCCCGAGGTGACATGACCTGGACCGTGCCGTCAGTAGTGGCCAGGGCCCTTGGCATGACCACCTACGAACCGGCCTGTGGTGCCGGTTCCTTCCTTGCAAACCCACCCTTTCAACAAATGACTGAACCCGAGATACCTAATGTGCAGCCACGACTTTCGTCATTCCCAGGGCGACTGCTGGTGCTGGAGGGGATCGATGGCTGCGGCAAGAGCACACAGATTGAGGCCCTGCAGCGCTGGTTGCCCGGCAGCGGCCTGCTGCCGGCCGGAGCCAGGCTCTTGATCAGCCGGGAGCCGGGCGGCACCCCCTTTGGTCAGGCGGTGCGCCAGCTGCTGTTGCACCCCGCCGAGGCGGCGGCCCCCTGCAGCACCAGCGAGCTGCTGCTCTATGCCGCCGATCGCGCCCAGCATGTGCAGACCCTGATCCGACCGGCGCTGGCTGCGGGGCACTGGGTGCTCTGTGACCGCTTCAGCGGTTCCACCGCCGCTTACCAGGGCTACGGGCGGGGTCTGTCGCTGGAGCTGATCGACGAGCTGGAGAGGATCGCCACCGCCGGCCTCCGGCCCGATCTCACCCTCTGGCTGGATCTGCCCCTGGCCCTGGCCCGCTGTCGCCGCCGCGACCGGCCCGCCGATCGGATCGAGGCCGCCGGTGAGGCGTTTCTGGCGCGAGTTCGCGCCGGTTTTGCCCGTCTGGCCGGCGCCCCTGGATGGGCGCGTGTCGATGCGGCATCCGTGCCGGAGGTGGTTACCCGTGAATGCCAAGTAGTGCTGCATTTGTTCAGTCGCCAATGGGAGGGGGCGTGATGACCAGAACCGTTGAGCTGCGTTTCCAGAACCGAGACCGCGGCGAACAGCGCATCAACATCACCCCGGCCTGGGCCGGGCAAGGCATCGCCATCCACAAGCCGATTGGGTTCGAGGATGGCGAGCCGTATTTCAAAGAGATTCAAGGCCTGTGGAACCTGACCCACATCCCCACTGGCACGGCCATGGGTGCCTGCATGGGCAGCCTGGATCGCGCCAAGAGCTTCGCCAGGCAGTGGGATGCGGAGTTTGCTGCCTTGCAGCCTGGCCAGGCCATGGACCCTGATCGCCTGCAGGCATGGGCAGCCGTGATGGAAGAGATGAAGACCGAGCCGCCGCGCAAACCGCGTCAGCCGGTCATCCGCCGCGGTCAAGAGGTGAAGTCATGACAGCACTCCCAACGATCCACCTCAATGGCACCAGTGCCGACAGCTTGGAGCGGGAATACCGCGCATTGCGTCAGGCCGCCGATGCAGCCGCTGCCGCATTGGCCGCTGCCACTTGTAATCCCCGAGACTTCTATCCTCAAGAGCCGATCGCGTGGCAGACCGCTCAGGATGAGCGCGCCGAGGCGTTCCGGCTGCTCAAACTGGTCACTGACTATGCAGAGGCCTGGGAAATCCACGCCATGAAACATCGCCGCGGACGGGAGGTGGCGTGATGTTCGGCTCCGACTTCTACCCCACGCCGCCGGAGGTGGCGGCAACGATGCTCGACCCGATCGACCTGCGCGGCAAGGTCGTCGTCGAGCCATCAGCCGGCAGCGGCAACCTGGTCAGCGAGTGCCTCGCCCGTGGCGCTGCTGAGGTGCTGGCAGTGGAGCCAGAGCCAAAGCTCCGGGCGATCCTTGCCGCCATCCCCGAAAGTCGCCTGATCGGCAACGACTGGCGGCAGGTTCAGGCGGAGCAGATCAGCCATGCCGATCTGATCGTGATGAATCCCCCCTTCTCGGCGGATGAGCACCACATCCTGCACGCCTGGGCCATAGCCCCGGCCGGCTGCGAGATCGTCGCCCTCTGCAACTGGGCCACGATCGACGACGCCCGCTACAGCTTCCGTGCCAGCCGGGAGCTGCGCACGCTGATCGAGCAATACGGCAGCCGCCAGAACCTTGGGTCGGCGTTCATCGATGCCGAGCGCACCACCAACTGCGAGATCGGTTTGGTGCGGCTGACGAAGCCCGGCCAACGTGCAAGCGGCGCTGATGAGTTCGAGGGTTTCTTCCTGGGCCCCGACGACATCGAAGCCCAGGGCGAGGGGATCATCCCCTACCGCCGGAGCCGCGACCTGGTGAACCGCTACGTGGAGGCCTGCCGGATCTTTGACGAGCAGCTGGCAGCTGCCGTGCGCCTCCATGGTGTGCTTGATGGGATTGTCTCCACGGAGATCGGCATGACTATCACCATGGACGGCTGCGCCATGGAACGGAACCGGTTCCGCAAAGAACTGCAGAAAGATTTATGGAAGGTAGTGATTGCCGAGATGCTACCGCGAGAGAAGGCCACCAGCCAGACGCAGCGGGACATCAACCTGTTTGTGGAGCAACAAACAAAGGTGCCTTTCAATGAGCGGAATCTATTCCGCATGCTGCAGATTCTTGTCGTCACCACCGAGCAGCGGATCGACAAGGCGGTTGAGGCAGCATTCGACGAGCTGACGAAGTACACCGCGGAGAACCGGTGGCACGTCGAGGGATGGAAAACAAATGAGCAATATCTGTTCGGCCAAAAGTTCATCGTGCCTTACGCAGCGAAGCCTCACATCATGGGCTACGGGGTCTGCTTCAATCAGTACAGCAACCCCGGCAGATCAGTTAGCGACCTGATTAAAGCCCTCTGTTACATCACTGGGCGGAAATACGAGGAGGTGGAGAAGCCGCCTGCCGGATTCGATCGCCTCGAAACCGGCGTCTGGTACGAGTGGGGCTTCTTCGACTTCAGGCTCTACAAGAAGGGCACGTCCCATTTCCGGTTTCGCGACCTGGAGGACTGGGCGGCGCTGAACGGCCGTGTCGCCAGGATCAAGGGCCTCACGCTGCCCGAACAGCTGAAGCGCAAACCGTCGCGCAAGAACCGCCAGCAGGTGGCGGCATGACGTACCACTTCCAGCAAGCGCCGAAAGAGCCGCTATTGGCTCTGCTAGACCCCAAGCACATGCTTTACGGCGTCAACCCGCATGAAGTCTTCACCTGCTACAAGTTGCTGCACGGAGCGGAACCGCAAAGAGATCCAACCACAGGACGTTGCATTTATTCAAATGCAGATCTCAGGCAACTCCTTGAGTTTACGACAACTCCAGCAACCAGCCTGCGAAGTCTGAAGGAATGGAAGAGCGTCCTTCCCCTTGCTGCAAGCCTTTCGAGCAGAAAGGCAATTGCAAGATTGATCGCACTTGCGGATCATGGATGGCTCAGCAGGTGCTCGTACAATGGTAGAGTCCTTTATCTGTGCGAGGCAGACGCTGAGCGAATCTGTTACATCAGAAAGACCGCGGGATACGGGGAAACCCCTGCCCGGTGGTCGTTGCCGCCGGGGCGACCGTAGCCGCCATGAGTCATCGCCACATCGTGGGGCAGCAAGCACCCTGTCCAGCCCCAGCCGGAAAGCTGGAACCACCAAGGATCGAAATGAGCAAGGCGCCGAAGGTTCCGGGATGGGGGCGCCAACCCCCTGTTCAGCAACCCTCCGACGCCTGCCGCATCGAACCGTGGCAGGGCCTGGCTGTCATCGGACGGCATCAGGCCCGCTTCATCTACGACACCAACCACACCACCAACCACACCAATGACTGAGCAGCTTCCTGAAGAAATCATTGAAGCGATCGACCTGACCAGGGAGATCGCGGACCAGCTCGACCGCCGCCGTCGCGAGCCGTCGAACATCGCTGCTGCTGCCACCATCGCCTGTTGGTACCTCGGCAGCGGCCAGCTGGAGGACATCACCGAGGGGCTGAATGAGATCGGCCTGTCGTTGATCGAGGCCTTCGGCGGCGATGAGGAGGATTTCGACGAAACCGAGGATGAAGGGTTCAGCGGCGACGGCGATGACGCAGCCGCGGATCCCGGCGCCAGCGACACCATCAAGGTGGGCGACACCATCAAGGTGAAGGGTTTGACCACCACTGGTACCGTCCTCAACGGCACCTATGTGGTGACAGCGAAGGATGCAGCCGCTGATCCTGATGCCAGCGACACCACCGTCGAGCAGCAGCCGTGATCATCCTCACCCCCGCCGGGCTGGTCGCCATCACGGCGCTGCCAGACCAGCCTGAGGGGGGCTGGTGCGTGATCCGCGCCAATCGCCCCCTCGACCTGCAGTCGATCCTGCCCGGGGCCCCTGTTACCGACATGGGGCCCACGGATGACGGCTGGCGGTATGCCGTCATCGCGCCACGTCGGATGGTTGCCCAGGGCCTCGCACGGTGCGTAGAATCTGCAGCGTATCCGGACATGGCCAGCGCTGTTCCCGCACAGGATCAGCAACTGGCCGAGCTCGCCCAGGGCATCCTCACCATCGCGGCGGAGATGCCCTGGCAGGCCCCAGCTCCCAATCAACCTCCTAATCCGTTCCAGATTGGGAGTTCGTCCGGAGATGGCCCACCGCAGCCCACGGCTACCAGTACCAGCCAGGGCAGCCCGGACGACCCAGCAACACCGGAGCATCTGTCCCACCCCTTGCCGGTCACCTTCGACCAGCCCGCGGCCAGCCCCGACCCTGATCAGCTCACCACCTACGACGGGCCATTGCCCGTCACCATCACCGAGGACCCATTTGATGCCCTCCTCCCTTCTGAACCGACCGTCTGCAGCACGCAAAACCAATCGCCGGGCTGCAGCATCCCAGCCGCTGACCATTGAGGCCTGGTGTCAGGCCTGTTACGGCCGCACCGCGCACGACCCATCATCCCTTCAGTGCTGCGCGTGCGGCACACCCTTTCACGCCATGCGACGCATCACGTCCGATCGCTTCTCCCTCACCTGGACCGATCCCCTAGCCATTGGCCGTCGGTCGATCCCTCTCGGTGTCGAGTCCTTCACCCTCGGTGCTGTTGCCGACATGCTCACCAGAGCGGAGCAGCTGTTGGCCCACGGTCATGCCGTCACCCTCACCCCACCCAGCCGCGTCATCGACGCCACTCCCATTGCCGCTGATCAGCTGGTGACGATCACGGCTGCCACGACTGCCTGACGCCTTCACCTCACCCACACCACACCACACCCACAGCCATGAGCATCGCCACCATGACCGCCGACATCGGGGCGGAACGTGCCGCCAGGCCTCGTCGTAACACCATCCCTCGCGTTTCCCCTGCAGTCCAAGCTGCTGATGACCACAGCGGCCGTTTCGCCGGTGGTGAGGGCATCACCAGGACAGCCGCTCCCTCTGCTCGGTTCTGGAAGGTGAAGGTCGTTTTCGAGTTCGGCGGCCGGCCCATGCTCGCCACCGTCCGCGCTATCTCGGCAGAGCAGGCGCTGACCTTTGCATTCAACCGCCACCACAACGCGAACCGCAGCGCCACCGAGGTGCTCGGTCCTGCCTCCTGATCACCACCACCACGAACGCCGCCATGACCATGGGACTTGTCAACCGTGCCGCCAAAGGCCTCGCCGACTTCCTCGACTGGGCATTCGACCCGCAGCCCTGCGAAACCGTCAGGGGCTTGCGTGAGCGCAACAGCTACCTGCAGGAGACCGTCTGGACCCTTCAAGACCGCCTGAACCGCATGACTCGAGAGAACCTGGAGCTCCGTGGCCAGGTCGATGAACTCGGCAAGCGTCTCGTCGATAGCGCTACCGCCGCTGACATGCTCAGCCGAGCGCGGGAGATAATGACACGCCTATCAACTCAGTGAACGCCTCGTCGATCGCGCTACAGCTTCACGCTGATCCATGCCCGACACCACCACAAGTGATCTCCGCCTCCTCGGCATCAAGGCCGCAACCCGGCAGGTCTTGGAGCGCAACGGAATTTTCACCATTGCCCAGCTGCGAAAGTCGCTCCTTGCGTTGCCCTCTCGACCTGGTATCAGTCTCGGGATGGTCAACGAAACCGTCGGCAGCCTCATGCGTTACGACGACAGCCACCGCCCATGAACTGGACCGCCATCCTCTCCGCCGTCGGCATCCCCGACTCCCCGGGGCGCATCCAGGCACTCCTCACGCCACCACCCGAGCCACTCCCGGCAGACCTCACCATCGGTGAACCATGCTGCGTCTGGTTCCTCGGCCCGCACGATCAGCCCTCCGGCTGGCGCACGGGCTTTCGCATCGAGGCGCTCACCCCTGGTGGGGCCATCGTCGGCGACAAGCATCGCGACAAGGCCAGCGAATGGGTCAGCCTTCCCCTCCCACGTTGCCGCATCCACCCAGGGCACACGCCACCACCTGACGATGGCTTCGCCTGATCCGTCGCCGTTCCTGAACAGATCCGGTACAATTCAGGCGCTTTCAACCCCTTTTCTGCCTTGGTTGCCGCATCCACTCACCTTGGTGGTCGTCCTTCCAAGTTGACGCCAGAGCTGGTGGCTGCCGCTGGCGAAATGGCAGAAATCGGTTTCCCTCTCTCCAAGATCGCCAAAGGCATTGGCGTCTACGAAGGAACTGTCTACCGATGGATGCAGGAATCAAGAGAGTGCCCTGATGACGATCTCAGGGTTCGGTTCCGAGAGGCTATCCATAAAGGCTGGTCGACAACTGGTAAAACCTATCTCCGCAACCTCAAGGAGCAATCAGCCAACGGCAGCACAGCAGCTGCCACCTGGTTCCTCACACACCACCCATTCTTCCGCGACGACTTCTCCGACGCTGCTGCTGAACGTCGCACCGAACGCCGCACCGTCGCCGGTCTGATTGAGGCCATCGCAGCCGCTGGCCTCTCACGCGAAGACGAGGATCGCGTGCTGCTGCACATCCAGGCCCGCGGTTACGGCCAGGTGGCACCCATTGAGCCTGCAGTGCCGGAGGACGATGGCGATGGCCAGGACTGATGGCGCCATGGCCTTTGCCTGATGCCAGTCATTGACGCCACCTCTCGTCGTGCGCTGCTGGAGCTTCAGCGCATCGAGGCCAGGTCATCAGCACAGCCGCAGCAGCCCTACAACGGCACCTTCGAGGACTACATCAGGGCCGTCTGCCCTTCCTTCCCCTGGTCACCCCATACCCACCGCCTGGTAGCACTGGCCCAGCGCGTCGCTGATGGTGAGATCCGCCGCATCATGGTGGAGCTCCCCCCGCGGCACTACAAGAGCACGATCTTCTCGATCTTCCTGCCCGGCTACTTCCTTCGCCGCTTCCCCAACAAGTCTGTCGGTATCGGCTGCCACACCGCCACCCTGGCCGAGGGCTTCTCGCAGGATGCCCGCGACTACTTCACCGCCAGCGGTGGTGCTCTCTCACCCACCTCCAGCGGCGTCAAGAAATGGGGCACCTCCGGCATCGGTGGCCTGTGGACCGCTGGTGTCGGCGGTGGTACCGGCAACCCGGGTGATCTGATCATCGTTGACGACCCCATCAAGTCCCGCGAGATGGCGGAGTCGGCTGCCTGGCGCCGGCAGGTGCACAGCTGGTGGGACTCTGTGCTGTCCACCAGGGAAGAGCCCGGTAACGCGGTGGTGGTCGTCCATACCCGTTGGCACAGCGCTGATCTGATCGGGTACCTGCTGGCGAAGAACGAAGAGCTGGAGAAAGAAGGCCTCGAAGCGCAGTGCGAGCCCTGGCATGTCGTCAGCCTGCCGATCCTCGCGATTCCGGCCAATGACATCAAGCTGCTCCCTCGCACCGTTTCCCGCGAGGCCGATAACCGCAGCCCCGGTCAAGCGCTGGACCCCTCAAGGTTTGATGAGGCGTGGATCGAGCGAAAGCGGGCCAACCTGCCGCCACGCGACTTCGAGGCGCTCTATCAGCAGGCGCCCAGTGATGCCGCTGGCACGGTGTTCAGCAAGGCCGACTTCCGCTACTTCATCACCGACGGCACCCCGACCGATGGTGACGTGCTGCTGCCTGCCCACGGCATCCGCCGGATCTGTTCCGTTGATGCCACCTTCAAGGACAGCGCCGGCAGCGACATGGTTGCCATGGGCCTGTGGCTGCAGACCCAGGACGGCATGTATCGCCTGGATCAGGTGAACCGCCGCATGGCCTTCACTGAAACGCTCGAAACCATCCGCACGCTGCAGCCGGTCTGGGCATTCTCGGAACTGTTGATCGAAGACAAGGCCAACGGCCCTGCCGTGATCGACACGTTGAAACGCGAGGCCACCGGCTACTCGGTGATCGCGGTCTCCCCCCTCGGCGGGAAGGAAGCACGGGCCAATGCTGCGACGATCCTGTTCCGCCAGGGTCGGGTCTTTATCCCGCGTCATGCCAGCTGGCGGGCTGAGTATGAGGCGCAGCTGCTGGCGTTCCCGTCCGGCACCTTCGACGACCTGGTGGATGAAACCACGCAGGTGCTGAACTACGCCGCAGGCACTGGCCCGATGAAGGTCACCACCGTCAGCTATGGCCGTGGCACCGGTGCGCCACAGCTCACGCTTGACCAGCAGATTGAGCAGGCCACTGCTGAGCATGAACGGCGCCGGCAGCAACCCACACGTGGCCTGACCTTCCGCTGATGACAGCCTCCATCCTGGAACCGGAAACCATGGCTGCAGCTGGCCCTGATGATGGCGACCACCACGATCCCGACCGCAAAGTTGAAGCAGCTCCAGGGGAAACCGGTGGGCGGCTGGTGGCGGATGCACCAGGGCAGCCTGGAGGTGAAGCTGATCGGTGGGAGCTGGCATCGACCCCACGCCGGCAGCGTGCTGCAGGGCCCCGCCGGGCTGCTGCTGCATCAGGGGATGGTGCTGACCCGCGAGGCCTGACGATCCCCGCGGGACAGCCCTGGCAGGAGCCCGCTTACCACCCGAACGGCTACCCGATGCCGTGGCGGTGGCAGGACGACGATGGCGTGGTGTGGGACAGCGAGCAGCTGATCGAAGAGAACCTCGGCCTGGCGCACAAGATCGCGACGGAGTTCGATCGATCGGGTCGCACTGCACTGCCGCTGAGGGACATCGAGGCTCTCTGCTATCTGGGCCTGGTGCGTGGCTGCCGGAAGTTCAACCCGAGGATGCGCAACCCACGGGTGCCCGGGGCATTCATCAAGCTCTCCACCCGCGCCTGTCCGTTCATCCGCGGGGAGGTGATGCACTTTGTTAGAGATCGTGGGTTCATGATTCGCTTGCCGAACGCATGGCGCGAGAACTGGCCGAGGGTTCGCCGGCTGAGAGAGGACGGGCTGAACGCTCAGCAGATCGAGAAGATCACCGGCATCAGCGAGGCCGATCAGGAGGAGATGGCCGCGGGGATGAGCGGTTGCCATGACCTGCATGAGGAGCTGCATGGCGGCATGGCCGACGCCCCGCAGATCACGGAGGACGACCACCTGGCGCCACTGCTGCGGCTGGTGGATGAGGCCTGGGAGGAGCTGCCGGCGAGTGAACAGCGGCTACTGATGGCGTTCTGGGTGGGGCCGCGGCGCATTGCGTTCCCCCATGGCAGCCTGCAGCAGCTGCTCAAGGCAGTGGCGATGATCCGCCACGGCCGCCGCCGCAGGGTGAGCACCACCCAGCTGCTGCTGCGGGTGCAGGTGAGCGAGAAGCCCACGGCGCCCAGCAAACGACAGCGCAGACCACGACGGCAGGAGCTGGAGGCGAGAGCGGAGCAGCTTGGCCTGCTGCTCTGATTCGTTGCTGTTCAGGAGCGGAAACGGGTAGAATGTTCAGATTCCCCACCGTGGGGATCCACCACACCATGAGTGCAGAAACGTTTCAACCCGGCGATGTCTGGGAATCGCCCAAGGGGCACCGGTTCGAGGTGACAGCCGTTGTGGATGGCATCGCCACGCTGGAGCCGCGCAGCACCGGCGCCTACTGGCACCGCTGGCGTGCGAGCGACGTAGGCCGCTGGAAGCTGATCGAACGACCGACGGCTGAGGTGAGCCATGGGTGATTGCCTCGCACGGCTCTGGCTGGCAGTGTTCATGCTGAGCGTGGCCGCGCAAAGTTTTCTGGTGAACCACAAGCTGGCGAAGCTTGAGCAGCATGATGCACAGCTCAAAGCGCAAGTAGCACAGCTCATGACAAGGTTCGGACCAATCACATCACCTACCACCACCACCAAATGATCAAGAACGACCGCTGGATCAAGGAACAGGCTGCCGCCGGCATGATCGCGCCATTCGTGCCGGAGCTGGTGCGGAAGGTGGAGGTGAGCCTCGGCGGCCTTGAGCCGTATGGCCCAATGCAGCGTCCCGTCCTCTCCTACGGCTGCAGCTCCTACGGCTACGACCTGCGGCTGAGCCCTGCTGAGTTCATGGTGTTCCGCCACATCCCCGGCACCGTTGTGAACCCGAAGCGGTTCAACCCCGCGAACCTGGAGGCCGTGCCACTACACAGCGACGAAGACGGCGAGTTCTTCATCCTGCCGGCCCACAGCTACGGACTCGGCGTGGCGCTGGAGCGGCTGCGGGTGCCGGCTAATGTGACCGTGATCTGCCTGGGCAAGAGCACCTACGCCCGTCTCGGGATCATCGTCAACACCACGCCGGCGGAGGCCAGCTGGGAGGGCCACCTCACGCTGGAGTTCAGCAATTCCTCCGGTGCCGACTGCCGGGTCTATGCCGGTGAGGGCATCTGCCAGCTGCTGTTCTTCGAGGGTGAGCCCTGCGACACCACGTACCAGGATCGCGCCGGGAAGTACCAGGGCCAGCCGGAAGCCGTCACCTTGGCGAGGGTTTGAGCGATGCCATTGATTTACGCCAGCGGCGCCACTGTTCGCGCCAGCCTGGGGCATGTGCTCAAAGGCGTAGAGGCCTGCGAACCCAAGACGGGGGAGGTGATCAGCATCGTGGAACTCGAATGCACGACGTCATGCGACAGTCCCCATGAGCTCCTTCGCAAGGCTGCGGGGCTAATGAAGCTCCTGGCGGCCATGGAAGAGGAACTGCAGCGTCTGCCGTCGGTTCCACCCTGCCCCCCTGAGCCTTGAGCCGCGGCAGTGGCTGCACGTGGGCATGGACTGATGCCACCCCTGAACCTCATGCACGACGCCATGCCCAGCGAGCTGATCATCCGCGCCCGCTGGGCCGATGGTGCCTTCAGGCCCGTCGGTGATCACGGCGCCAGGGCATGCGCAGGCCTCCAGTCCGGCGAGGTCTGCTCCCTGCAGGTTCTCCGCCCGCGATCTGGCCGGTCTCACCGCCACCAGTTCGCATGGGTGGCGGAAGCGTGGCGGAACCTCCCTGACAGCGAGCAGGATGCCCCATGGGCTGCCAGCCCTGAGACCCTCCGCAAGCACGCGCTGATCTGCACCGGCTACGCCCACAGTGCGGCCGTTGATGCCGGCTCTGCTGCTGCAGCACAGCGGATGGTGCCGCTGTTGACCAGCCTTGCCACCAGCGCCCACGGCTACGCCCTGGTGAAGGCCTCCGGGGCCTCTGTCGTCGTCTGGACGCCCGAGAGCCAGTCTGTCCGCGCCATGGGCCCTAAGCGGTTCCAGGAGTCAAAGGACGCGATCCTGGCTCACATCGCCGGCATGCTCGAAGTCGATCCTGACGTGCTGCGAAGTGCTGCTGCGGCCTGAGGCGGAAACCTTGGCAGAGCAGGGCCAGCAGTGCACCAAAATACCGACCCGATCGACAAGCCTGACCTTCCGTCATACCGCCACCCGACGTTGCGGCAGATGGCGGATGATCTGGCGCTTGTTCGGGACTGCTGGGAGGGGCTGCCGAAGGAACGACTGAAGGCCTACCTGCCGAAGGAGCAGGCTGAACCTGATGAGGCCTACAGCGCTCGTTTGGTGCGGACGCGGTTCGTGCCGTTCTTTCGTGATGCCATCAAGGCTTTCGCGGGGATCCTGAGCCGGTATGAGTTGCTGAACCCACCGGCATCGTTTGAGAGGTACGCCAACAACGTCGACCGCAAGGGAAACGATCACAAGACGTTTTTTGCCGCGACCGATCGCCGGGTCCTGCGAGATGGCGGCTGCTGGGTGCTGGTCGATATGCCGCCTGGCACCCCGGCGAACCGTGGGATGGAGAAGGATCAAAGTCGCCGGCCGTACCTGGCCCGCTACGACCGTGAAGATGGGGGCATGTGGAGCGCCAGGTTTGATAATGACCAGGAGCTGCCGGAGCTGGTGATCCTGCGCGAATGGGCGGAGGTTCGTGCCGGGCTGTTCGGAATCGAGACTGAAGTGCGCTATCGGATCCTGTCCGGCAGTCAGTGGACGGTGGTGCGGATCGAGAAGGACAAAGCCACGCAGGAGCCGCAGATGGTGCAGGTGTTCAACCCTGATGGCACGCCGATGAATGGCAGCTTCGTGCAGCCTGACGGCCGGCCGTTCCCCGGCCCGCCGGTGGTGTGGGCATCAGCCTCGACCGATGCCGGTTTCGGGGAGGGGGAGATCCCGCTGCTGCAGATGGCGCAGCTGAATGTCGAGCACCTGCAGAAGCGATCGGATCAGGCGGAGCTGAGCCACAAGCTGGCGATGCCGGTGCCCTGGGCCAGGGGCCGGCGGCCGCAGACGATGACCTATGCCAATGGGACCACGGTGGAGGTACCGCTGACGCTGGGCCCCAACAGCTTCCTCGACCTGAATGAGAACGGCGCGTGCGGCTTTGCATCGCCTGATGCAGGCAGCCTGCAGTTCAGGGCAGAGGAGATCCGGGAGATTGAGCGACTGTCGATGGAGCAGGCGCTG